CTTTCCCTTTCTAACCCACGAAATACCTCAATCCCCCACGATCAGACTGGATCGATTTGAACAACTTTGAAAAAGAATTGATCGAAGGAGTTAAGCCTCAATCAGAATTAGGAGGTGTACAAACTCCCCGAATTCACTCTCCTTTGAATGATTTGCCGTCTAAAGGTCATGAAATGATTGAGTTCGCTAAGGAGATCGGCATACCGCTTATGCCTTGGCAAGAGTTTGTGGCTATTCATGGTCATAAGGTCAAGGAGGATGGCCGGTGGCACTCTCAATTAAATAATTTGCTTTTGGCTAGGCAAAACGGAAAGAGCACATTTATGCTTTTGCGTATCCTGACCGGCATGTATGTCTGGGGCGAAAATCTGCAACTATCATCAGCGCACCGACTTACAACCTCATTGGAAACTTTTAGGCAGATGGTTGGGATTATTGAGAATAATGACAAACTAGCGTCTGAAGTAAAAAAGATTAGATGGCAACATGGTGCTGAGGAAATGGAACTTAAAGGCGGTAGGCGATTTGTTGTAAAGGCTGCAAACAATGCAAGCCGAGGAATTTCTGCTCCATCCACGATACATCTTGATGAGTTGCGTGAATACAAAGATGAGGATGCTTGGTCATCAATGCGATACACAATGATGGCATCTAAAAATCCACAGGTATGGACTTATTCAAACGCTGGAGATCAACATTCAGTTATCCTTAATAAACTTAGGGAGCGTGGATTAGCAGCCTCCACAAACCCCTCCGACACGATAGGTTGGTTTGAGTGGAGTGCTGAACCTGATGCACCAATACTCCTTCCGTCTGGTGATATAAACTGGCCGGCATTTGCTCAAGCCAACCCATCGCTTAGTATCACAATGCACCCAGATAACCTTCGAGCCGTAATTAATGATCCTCCAGATATTGTGCGAACTGAAGTTTTATGTCAATGGGTCGATACAATCAATTCAGCAATCGATGCACAAAAATGGGCTTTATGTCAGGTCGAGCCGATACCTTTAGATCCGGAAGCACCTACATGGCTTGGATTAGATTTATCTCCAGATCGAAAATTTGCGGCATTAGTTGCTACCCAGAAACTTTTTGGAGAAAGATTTAATTTAGTTTTGTTACATACTTGGTCAAATGATTATTCAATTAATGATTTAGCAGTTGCAAATGATATTGCTCCTTATGTTAGAAAATACAATGTTCAGACTGTCGCTTATTCTAAAAGGACTGCACAAGCCGTCGCAAGTCGGTTAGTACCTGCTGGAATTCCCATTACAGATATGGATGGGGCGATATACGCTGAAAGTTGTGATCGATGGCTGGGCGCAATAAATTCACATCGATTACAGCATGGTGGGCAAGATGAACTTACCCAACAAACTCTTTCCGCTGCGAAACTGCCCTATGGGGATGGGTCATGGATCATCGGGAGAAGGGCTAGCAGGGTGGCGGTTTGTGCAGCCGTCGCCAGTAGTCTTGCAACCTATTTTGCGACACAACCAGAAACGGAGATTGATATTCAAGTCGGGTAATTTGTATTTATGGTATATTATATGCTAATGGGATTATTCGATCGATTTAACGCTAGATCAAATCAACCAAATTTGCAAGTTGATGTTGCTGCTGCATTATCTCCATATAACGCACAACAATTAGTTGGCGGAATTTTATTTGGAACAACTACTGCAACTAGAGAACAATTTATGGCGATACCAGCCGGAGCAAGAGCAAGAAATATAATTTGTTCAACTGTGGGATCTTTACCGCTTGAGCAATACAATCATTTTACAAATGAACACATAAGACCAAACCGAGTAATTATGCAACCAGATCCAAGAGTTGCAGGTTCAGCAATATACGCATGGATTGCTGAGGATTTATTACTTTATGGCGTTGCTTATGGAATGATCATGGATGCTTATGCTTCAACCGATGCTTCAAGAATTCGTGCATGGACAAGAATTGCACCAAACAGAGTATTTGCTTCATTAAATGGTAACTCAACTGAGATTGAGTATTACACAGTTGATGGCAAGCGAGTGCCACCATTCGGACTTGGATCTTTAATTGTATTTAATGGTTTAGATGAAGGAATATTAAATCGAGCAGGTCGCACAATTAAAGCAGCAGCAGAATTAGAAAAAGCAGCAGAGATGTACGCAAAAGAGCCAATGCCACAAATGGTTTTGAAATCAAATGGCACAAACTTAACACCTGAGCGAATTACAAAACTTTTGGAATCTTGGAGAACATCAAGATCAACAAGATCAACTGCTTTCTTAAACGCTGATGTTGAATTGCAAGCATTAGGTTTCGATCCTGCTAAATTACAATTAAATGAGGCCAGACAGTACTTGGCTTTGGAAATTAGCAGAGCAAGCGGTATTCCGGCCAGTTTCATATCTGCCGAAACTACTTCAATGACTTATTCAAACATGACTGCTGAAAGAAAAGCACTTATTGACTTTTCACTTCGACCAGTCTTAACTGCAATTGAACAAAGATTATCTCAAGCCGATTTCTGCCCTAACGGAATTGAAACTCGATTTGACATTGATGATTTCTTGCGTGGATCTGCTTTAGAGCGTGCGCAAGTTTATGAAATCCTAAACCGCATTGGCGCAATGAGCGTTGAGCAAATCCAAGAGGAGGAGGATCTAATTCGATGAAAATTAGTTTCCCAATAGAAATAACCGCTGCCGATACAAACAAGCGAACTATCTCAGGCAAGATCGTAACTTGGGATGAGCAAGGTTCAACCAGCGCAGGATTAACTGTATTTGAGAAAGACAGTATTGATTTTTCAAAGCCTGTCAAATTATTACTTGAGCACCAAACAACTAAGCCTTTAGGCAAGTTAATTGACATTACTGCCACAGATACAGGCTTGGAAGCAACTTTTCGTTTGGCTAAGACTTTTCGTGCAGATGATGCGCTTGAGGAAGCAGCCACAGGCTTAAGAGATGGTTTTAGTGTCGGCGTAAAAATTAATGAATGGAAAAATGAGGAAGGCGTGCTAAGAATCAAATCAAGCACACTTCAAGAAGTTTCACTCGTAACAGATCCAGCAATCGACAGCGCAAGGGTCGCTGAAGTTGCAGCAAGTGAAACCACAGAGAATTCCGAAGCAACCGCTGAGGAAACAACAACAAAGGAGAACAAAGTGTCAGAAATTACTTCTGAGGCTCCTATCGCAACCGAAGCGGTAGAAGCGACACAGGCTCCAGTTGTAACAGCAAACTACATGGCATACACAAAGCCAAGAGTTGATACAAATGTTACAGCAGGGCAATATGCGTCAGCACAAATTCGTGCAATTCAAGGCGACACCGATGCTCGTGATCTATTAGCAGCATTGGCAATTGGAACAGTTTCAGAAAACACAGGTATGGTTCCGCCAAACTATTTGCGTGATGTTATCGGAGTTATCGATTCATCTCGTCCGTTCATTGATAGCATCGAGCGTGCACCGCTTCCTGCTTCTGGGCTTAAAATTTTCACTCCTGTATTAGGTGCTCAGGCGATTATGGGATTAACTGCTGAAGGTGCTGAATATGCTTCACAAGACACAGCAGTAACTTTCCAAGAGGATAATATCGTCAAGTTCGCCGGCGCAAATGTTATCAATCAAGAAGTTCTTGATAGATCGGATCCAAGTTTCCTAGATTTGCTTATCCGTGAGTTGGCTGCTTCATACGCACAAAAGACTGATGCTTATGCAGCAAAAATTGCAGCAGACGGCGCAGATTCCTCAACAGGCTCAACACTTTACAAGTCTATTGCAGATGGAATTGCTGATTCTTACAATGTAATGAGAATGACACCTAGCAAATTGTTAGTTGCACCTTCAGGTGGTTATGTGAATATCGATTTTGCTAACATTCTTGGCGCAGTTGATGGATCACAGCGACCACTATTTGCAGCAGCAGCACCACAAAATGCTGCCGGTCTAGTAACTCAAGGTTCAACAAATGGAACAGTTGCAGGACTTGATCTAGTTGTAGATCCTAACTACACAGGTAACACAGGCAATGCAAAGGTTGCTTTGGTTTATCCTTCACAAGCAATGCGATTCCATGAATCTGGAACTTTTGAGATTCGTGCCAATATTGTTGCAAACGGCCGTGTTGAAATTGGTTTGTATGGTTATGTTGCAGTAGTTAATCGCTACCCAACAGCATTCCGCAAACTAGACATAGCGTAATTTAACTGAGTGCCTAGGGTTGCTCCCGATCCTAGGCATCCATTAAGGGAGTAAGGAGATGACATGCCAAGCATAATTACAGCCACCGAGTTGAGATCTATCCTTGGCGTGTCGTCTGCTTTATACAACGATACTTATCTTGATGGCATCATAGATACAAGTGAAGGCATAATCCTTCCAATGTTAGTTACATTCAAAAGCCCAATCGAAAAAGTGTCGCTGACAGATAATGTCGCCACTTTTACTACACTAGGAATTCATGAATTTACCCAAGGACAATCAGTTGTCATCGCAGGATGCGGAAGTCCATATAACGGAACAAGAGTTGTGCTGGCAGACAATCTTGGACAATATACCTTTTCAGCATCGATCACTAATGCCGATTTACTCGAAGTTAATGTCATCCCATCCGGAACTGCTACCCTTTCTGGCGCATCAACTTATGTTGGAGTCCAGCCTGTTCGATCAGCAGTCTTTGCCGTTTCAGTCGAAGTTTTTCAATCAAGAATTGCAGCCGGAGGACAAATAGAGGGTGTAGATTTTAGCGCAACGCCATTCCGTCTTGGCCGAAGTTTATTCAATAGATGCGTTGGTTTATTAGGTGCTTACATAGATGTTGAAAGCATGGCTCAATAAATGCCCGCATCAACAATTCTTTCATCAGTTCGCACACCATTAGCAACCGCTTTAAGCAGCGTTACTGGTAGCGTTTATAGTTATGTTCCAGAATCCGTTTATCCACCTGCAGTCGTTTTCGTGCCTTCATCGCCGTATCTTGAAATTGAAACAATTGGCAAGTCATCTGTTAGATGTAAAGTCAATATGACAATCACAGCCATAGTTGCTTACAATAGCAACCCAGCATCGTTGGACAATATGGAGCAATTAGTAATGAGTATTCTGGCAGTTATCCCATCGGGGTATGTTGTCGGAGCAGTTGAGCAGCCAACAGTTCAACAAATTGGAGCATCAACAATGTTGATCTCTGATATAAATGTATCAACCTACTACACACAGACAAACTAAGGAGCAAGATGCCTACGACAGTTATTACCGGTCGAGATATTACCTTCACCATTGGCGGTAATAATTTCGATGCTCAAGTTACAACCGCAACTTTAGAGTGCGAAAGAAATCGTGTTCGCTACGAAACTTTGGATGGAGCATCATTTAAGGTTATCGATGACAATTGGACATTCAACATCAGCATGCTTGCTGATTGGGGTGCTACCGGATCACTTTGTGAGATCCTTTGGGGAGTTGCTGAGAGCGCACCAAACACAGGTATCTCAACAGTATTTACAGCAGCAACAGGTGCAGCATTTACTTTCCAAATTCTGCCTAACTTCCCTTCAGCCGGAGGAACAGCACCAGATGCACAAACTCTTGATTTGAGTTTCCAAGTTATTGGAACACCAACAGAATCATTTAGTTAATAAGAAATCGGGAGCAAAATGAAACTAAATATAACAATTGAATACAACTCAGGCGAGCAAGCCACTTATGTAGCCCAACCGCCTGAGTGGGCAAAATGGGAAAAGCAGACAGGACACACCATTGGTCAAGCATCCGAGAAGTTGGGCGTTTGGGATCTTATGTTTCTTGCTTATCATGCACATAAGCGAGAACTTGGTGCAGCCAAACCCATCAAGCCAATGGATATTTGGATGGAAACTGTTGCCGATGTAATAGTCGGTGATGCAGACCCAAAAGCCACCCAGCAGGAAGCCTAAGTAGATTATTGGTTGAGTTGGCAATAGCCACACAAATACCAATGAGCGAATGGGTTGAAGCAGAGGACATTTTAACAGCGATCGAGATATTGGAGAAACGGAATGGCAACTAGCACCGAACCTCTAATAGTCTATGACAAGAGAGAATTAATGTCATTCGCTAAAGTAATTAGAAACATGAGCGACATCGCAGTCCAAGAAACCAAACGCAGAGTTGGCGAATTGGCTGAAAAAGAATTATCTGAAATTCGCAGAATTGCTGCATCTAGAGGCAAGGTTGCTGATCGCATTGCGCAAGGCGGTAAAGTTAAAAAGTCATCATTGCTTGGTGAAGTGTCTTTTGGTTTTGCTTCACAAAGATTTTCTGGTGGAGCAACAACTCAATTTAATACTCGAAATGATACAAAAGGCAATCGCCTTGGTATTGGTGCAGCACATGAGTTTGGTTCAAAGAATTATCCGCAATTTCCAAGATGGTCAGGGCCAATGCCTAAAGGTTCAGGATCGAGAGGATATTTTATTTATCCAACTATTAGATATTTGCAACCAACAATAATTAAGGAATTTGAACAAATCATTTTGGACATAAGAAAAGAGTTTGCTGATGGCAGGTAATAGCAGAACCTTAACCCTTGCACTTGCAGCCGATATTGATGGTCTTAAAAAAGGCTTGGATGATGCCAACAAGGTAGTAGATAATTCTGCAACTCAAATTGCTGAGTTTGGCAAAAAGGCGGCATTAGCCTTTGCAGCGGTTGGAGCAGCAGCAACAGCATTTGCCGTTTCAGCCGTTAAGGCAGCAGCAGAGGATGAAAAAAGTCGTAAATTATTAGAGCAGACAATTCGTTCAAATACAAAAGCGACTGAGGAACAAATTGCATCAATTGACAAATACATCACTAAACAATCAATTGCGACCGCAACCACAGATGATGTTTTAAGACCAGCCCTAAGCCGTTTAGTTAGATCAACTAAAGATGTTACTGAGGCTCAAAAACTATTAGATCTTGCTCAAAATATAAGCCTTTCTACTGGTAAGCCTTTAGAAGCCATCGCCAATGCTTTAGGTAGGGCATATGATGGAAATGTAACTGCTTTAGGCAAATTAGGCATACAAACAAAACAAAACATAACAGTAACTAAGGATAATACTGCTGCCGTAGATGCTGCTGAAAAAGCCCAATTAAACTATGACTTGGCATTAAAAAAGTATGGTGCGACTGCTGATGTAACTCAAAAGGCAGCGTTAGCCTTATCTCAGGCTCAAGATAAAATTGGACAAAGCACATCAAGCACCAAA